TAACGTATTGCTCCAACGTGCGACATTCCCGCTGGAGCAGCAGCTTCCTCAGACCATGCCGTTAGGTCAGGGCAACAAGCCGTGGCGCTGGGATAACCCTTTCGTGCGGCAACCCTACGATCCTTTAGATGCTGGGCCAGATGGCCCTTTTGAGTGGAGTTAAACAATGCCTACAATTAACCAGCTTCCAACTGTAACACAGGTCTCCGGTGGAGATCAGTTGCCGTTGTTCGTAACCAATCAAGGTGACGCTCGTCGTTGCTCTGTGACCACCCTTTCTGAATATCTTCAGGTAAACTTTGGTGCGGTTGTTTGTTCTTCGGTTCAGACAACGCCTATTCGGTTTGACCAATTGCCAGCCGCAGTTTCAAATGCTGGCGCTCGTGCGTTCATCACTGATGGAAGCACATCTACATTCAATGCCACTGTTGCTGGTGGCGGCGTAAACAAAGTGCCTGTCGTTAGTGATGGCACAATATGGAAGGTTGGATAATGTCTTACGTTGACCCTTTTGCCCCGAACTTTGGTTCAAACATTGTTGCCACTCCTGCGGCATCATCGGCGTCTGTCACCATTGCTGCTAGTGACGATTGCGTTCGTCTTGTGAACACTGGCTCAAATGTTTGCTACGTTCGCCTTGGTGAAACTGCTGCCACTGCAACAACCGCTGATCTGCCTGTCCGTGCTGGCAGCGAAGTGATAATCCGTAAAGCTTTTGGTTATACAAAGCTGGCGCACATCTCCGCATCTGGCACTACTCTGAATATTCAGACTGGAAGCGGCGGCATTTAATTTTAATCAAAGGATCGAGATATGATTATTCAACCAGGTCTAACCCAGACAATCACAGATGTGCTTGTCCCAGCTGGTCAGTATATCAGTGTTGGGAATGTGGGCAATGATGCTACAACTGTTTCGCTTGAGCCAATCGGCCCAGCAAGCTATGAAAGCTACACCCAACTTGCGTCGCTTTCTAACAGCGCACAGATGTTTGGCCCTTATCCAGTTGATCGCACTGTGCGTATCGTCAGCGGCATTGAGTCAACAGCGCAATATGACGTAGGCGCTCAACCAACGCTGCGTGACTTCCCGCTATTGACAATCGGTAGCCTTGAGGCTGTTGCTTTAGTTGAGCCAGCCTCGACCTTTGTGACGCTCACCTATGCGGATAACGCGGGTGATGTTAAATTGGTAAGTGCTGGCGTTCATGGCCTCACCAATGCAGTTTCGCAAGGCGCGAGCCTGTATATCACTTGGACAGGTGGAACGGCGACCACAGGCTTTTATGAAGTTGTAGACGCTGATACAGATACTGAGGAGGTAACCATTGACCTACCTTACGTTTCGTCAACTGTAACGATTAGCATTGCTGCACCTGGCGTAGTGACTTGGGCAGCACATGGCCTGTCGGTGAACGACACAATCCGCTTTACCACTACGGGTGCATTGCCTACTGGATTGGCTATCAACACCACATACTATGTCAAGGAAGTGCTTTCAGCCAACACCTTCACCGTGTCCACTTCAGCAGGCGGCGCAGCAGTCACCACCAGCGGAACACAGTCTGGGACACAAACTGCTCTCGTTTGGTATGGCGTAGCAGTTGTTGCGGTAGCTAACACCGAAGTCACTCTAGCATCTGTCACAGTCCCTGGCTGGTCGATGGGCGTTGGTGGTGGCATGGAGATTGACGCTCTGTTCTCGCTAACCAATAACGCAACAGTTAAAACCTTGGGCATGACATATGGCGGAGGCGTTCTTTTGGCTGCTGCTGGGGCAAGCAATGCCAGCGCGTCTGTTCAGAAGCTACTATACAATCGTGGTGGCTCACAAGTTGTCAGCAACTCAACGACTTCTGTTGGTCACGGCCTATCGACTGGTGCGAACGTGTTCTTGAGCGTTGATGCCACAGTAGATCAGACATTTGCAATCACTGCAAAGCCAGCGACTGCGAATAACCTGATGCGCCTTGAAGCGTTTAATCTTTACGTAACTTTCTAATAGGAGAATTGAAATGCCAATGGTCGGTGGAAAAAAGTTCAGCTACGATGCAAAAGGTATGGCGATGGCTAAGAAAGCCGCCGCTAAAGCTGGCAAGGCAATGACAATGACCAAAGCCAAAAAGAAAAAGAAGTAAGCTGTCCAAGTGAAAAAGGATTCGCGTCTTACTCGTGCTGGTGTCGCTGGTTATAACAAACCAAAGCGCACACCATCGCATCCAAAGAAATCACACGTTGTGGTAGCTAAGGAAGGCGATAAGGTGAAGACGATACGCTTTGGAGAGCAGGGCGCAAAGACTGCTGGTAATGCAAAGGCTGGCGAATCTGAAGCAATGAAGCAAAAACGTGCATCCTTTAAGGCGCGTCATGCTAAGAACATTGCTAAAGGCAAGATGAGTGCGGCATTCTGGGCAGACAAGGTGAAATGGTAAATGGTTCAGATTCCGATCCTCAATGGCATCTTCACGGACAATAGCCCAGACTTCCGCACGTCTTATCCTGTCAACATGGTTCCTGTAGCAAAGAGCAATGGAATCAGTGAAGGTTTCTTGCGCCCTTCTGACGGGATAGTTTCTAACGGAACTGGCCCAGGCGTTGATCGCGGCGGCATCAATTGGAATGGCATATGTTATCGCGTAATGGGTTCCAAGCTTGTTACTGTTTCAAGCACTGGCGCTGTGACCATCCTTGGTGATGTGGGCAACGATGGCCTACTAGTGTCGATGGATTACAGCTTTGACCTATTAGCAATCGCGTCAAGCGGAAATCTGTTTTATTGGTCGCCAAGCGGTGGGTTGGTTCAAGTCACTGATGGTGACATCGGCATTGTCTTAGATGTTGTCTGGGTTGATGGATATTTCATGACAACGGACGGAACTTCGTTAGTTGTCACAGAGCTAAATGATCCGACACAAGTTAATCCTTTGAAGTATGGTTCATCTGAAGTTGACCCCGATCCAGTGGTTGGATTGCTGAAGATCCGCAATGAAATATATGCGCTGAACAGAAACACCATCGAAGTATTTGATAACGTCGGCGGAGATCTATTCCCATTCCAGCGGATTGAAGGCGCTCAGATTGAAAAGGGCGTAGTGGGAACGCATGGCTGCTGCGTCTTTATGGAGACGATAGCGTTCCTCGGTAGCGGCTTCAATGAAGCCCCAGGCATTTACATGGGTGCCAATGCTAAGGCGAACAAAATCAGCACCCAAGAGATTGACCAGATTCTGTTGGAATATACCGAAGAGCAATTGGCTTTGGTCAAACTAGAATCGCGCAATGATAGGGCGCATGAACATTTATATATCCACCTTCCAGATCGCACATTGGTATTTGATGCAGCGGCAACGCAGGAGCTTGGCCAGCCAGTTTGGTTCACATTGACTAGCAGCGTTGTCGGATTCTCTAAGTATCGCGCTCAGAACATTGTATGGTGCTATGACAAGTGGCTTGTAGGCGACCCAACAAATACAAGCATTGGATATTTTGTTGAGAACATCTCGACCCATTGGGGCCAGACTGTTCGCTGGGAATTTGGCACAACGATTGTTTACAACGAAGGTCGCGGGGCAATCATCCAGCAGCTTGAGCTTGTTGGATTAACTGGATCGGTGGCTTTTGGCGAAGACCCGACAATCAATACAAGTTATTCTATAGACGGTCAGACATGGAGCCAACAGAAATTCATCAATGCTGGCAAGATAGGGCAACGCGCAAAGCGGCTTGTCTGGTTCCAGCAGGGATGGATGCGTAACTGGCGCATACAGCGATTCCAAGGAACCTCAGACGCTCATATGTCATTTGCAAGGTTAGAGGCGGCAATCGAGTCGTTGGCATTCTAATGGCTAAGCAAAGGCTCAATCTAACCCGCGATCAGCTTGCATCGTTTTTAAGCGACTTCGAGCAAGTTAAGCAGTTTGAAAAGCTGTTTTCTACTGTGGATTCTATTGATACGTTCATGCTTGATGAGATAAGCACTTCAGCAGCAACAGCAGGGGCTTCGGCAAACGAGGCATTGGCGAGCATCTCGGCCTTGAGCGATTTGGTAGCGCCTCTAGTAGTAGCGCCTCCTCCTACGGGTGGAACGGTTACGTCCGTAGCTGCATCTGGCGGGACAACTGGGCTTACGTTCACTGGGTCTCCAATCACGACAAGCGGGACGCTCACGTTGGGCGGGACTCTAGCTGTTGTTAATGGAGGCACAGGCCAGACCTCATACACAGATGGCCAGCTCCTGATTGGTAACAGCACTGGCAATACGCTGACTAAGGCGACCTTAATCGCTGGCGCAAACGTAACCATAACCAATGGGCCTGGATCTATTACGATTGCAGCTACTGGCGGCGGCGGGACTGTCACGAGCGTTTCTGTAGTATCAGCTAATGGCCTTGCTGGAACTGTAGCTACAGCGACAACGACCCCTGCAATCACTCTCTCAACCACAGTAACGGGAATTGTGAAGGGCAATGGCACTGCGCTATTGGCCGCTACTGCTGGCACGGATTATGTCGCGCCTGGAGCCTATACCGCCAGCGGACTCACGATGGCGACATCTCGATTGCTGGGCCGCACAACGGCGGGGACAGGAGCAGCTGAAGAAATAAGTGTTGCTGGTGGCCTGACACTAACTGGAGGCGTTCTCACTGGCACATCTGGAACTGTCACTAGCGTAACTGGAACAGCGCCTGTTGTATCTAGTGGCGGATCGACTCCAGCTATCAGCATGGCAGCGGCATCAACTTCTGTGAATGGCTATCTGACCAGCACCGATTGGAATACCTTTAACAGTAAGGGTTCTGGATCTGTAACAAGCGTTAGCGGCACGGGTTCGGTAAACGGAATCACTCTTACAGGAACAGTGACATCCAGCGGAAGCCTTACTCTTGGCGGGACGCTTTCTGGCGTTAGCTTAACAAGCCAAGTATCTGGAACGCTACCCGTTACCAATGGCGGCACTGGCACGGCTACAGCGTTCACCTCTGGATCAGTTGTATTTGCTGGAGCATCTGGAATCTATAGCCAGGACAACGCAAACTTCTTTTGGGATGACGCCAACAATCGCCTTGGTTTAGGGACTGCATCTCCTGGAAGCGTTTTAGAAATTAACAAGGCGGCTGGTGCAGCAGATCTGCGAATATCTGTTGGTGGAGTCCTCTATGGAAACCTTTACGCATCATCGTCCGATACAACTTTAACATCCGTAACTGCTATTCCTCTTGTTTTTGGGACTAATGCTACAACCCGATTCCAGATTGGTTCTGTCGGTCAATGGGGTATCGGCGGCGCGACCTACGGAACCGCAGGACAAGTATTCACATCAGGCGGCGCTCTTGCTGCGCCAACGTGGACAACTCCAACCACAGGAACAGTTACCAGTGTAGGTGGGACAGGCTCAGTAAACGGAATCACCTTAACTGGCACTGTAACGAGCAGCGGTTCCCTAACCCTTGGTGGAACGCTTTCGGGTGTTAGCCTTACTAGTCAGGTGTCAGGAACCCTGCCGATTGCCAATGGCGGCACTAACGCAACTACGGCTTCTGACGCAAGAACGAATCTTGGCGCAACCACAGTTGGCTCTAACTTCTTTACACTAACTAACCCAAGCGCAATTACGTTCCCACGCATAAATGCAGACAATAGTGTTTCGACCTTGGATGCCGCGACATTCAGAACAGCAATAGGCGCTGGCACTAGCTCAACTGTCGGCACAGTCACAAGCGTTGGTGGAACAGGAACCGTCAACGGTATCACATTGACCGGAACCGTAACGTCAAGCGGAAATTTGACGCTCGGCGGCACACTGTCTGGCGTTAACCTTACAACGCAAGTTACAGGCACACTGCCTGTAGCTAACGGCGGCACGGGCGCGACTACGTTCACGGCCAATGCGTTGCTAAAAGGCAACACTACCAGCGCCGTGTCCGCGTCGAACGTATCGGACAACGGATCAACGGTTAGTATTGCATCCGGCATTGGCTTTTCGGTAGCGCGGACAACCGTAACAGCGCCAGCGGCGGCTGACGGTAACGTGTTCTCTGGAACCTATACGCCAACATCATTCAATACAACAAACATCGCAGCCAGCACTCCGCAGTCGGCGCAATATCTTCGCGTCGGCAATACGGTTACAGTCTCCGGCCAGATCGACATTGATCCGACAGCAACTGGATTTGCAATCCTTGGCCTGTCGCTTCCGGTTGCCAGCTCACTTACATCTGCGGTTCAGCTTTCGGGTGTGTTCAACTGCCCAGATGCAGCTGGAGGCGGTATCTACGGAGATGCAGCTAATGATCGGGCCACATTCCAGATGAACGCCACATCGGCGTCTAATTTAACCTATTACTACACGTTCACATATCGTGTATTGTAATTTGAAATTGAAAGGTTGCTGAGATGGCGGTTGTAGTAAAAACACTTATTTCTTCAAAGCAAGCGGATAACGTTCTGACTGAGCAGTATTCCGTTTCTACTGGCAGAACCATTATTGACAAGTTTACTGCGACTAATACTAGCGCATCAAACGTTGGCATAAATGTGTATCTGATTCCTGCTGGTAGCGCGGCTGCTGATAGCAATTTGATTGTAGACACTCGCATTGTTGTGCCAAATGAGACATATACTTTTCCTGAATTAGTTGGCCAGGTTCTTGAGGCTGGTGTAGCTATTTCAACAAACGCAAGTGCGGCGGCATCATTAACTATTCGCGCATCTGGACGGGAGATTACATCATGAAGAAGCCAATGATTATGATTGAAGGCTTTGCTGGGCTGCGCGAGAGCGAACCATTCATCACGACTGCTGAGAACAAGAAGAACACAAAGATTGTAATCGACGATTGGATGCTTGGCCCAGAAGATCCAAGCAACGAGCGCGATGCTAATCCTGAATACTGGATTGCTTTAGGCAAGGCCATGCAAGTTGATGAAGCTGAAGCTCGTCGGCGCAGATGTTCTAACTGCGAGTATTATGACAACAGCACAATGACTCAAGCAAAGATGGAAAAGATTCCATTTAACGAGTGGGATGTTAATGCTGGATTCCGTGGATATTGCCACAAGTTTGAGTTTATCTGTCATGATTTGCGCTCGTGCCAAGCACAAGAAGAACGAGAGTTTGAATTTGACGATTGATTGTGTTATGGTTTTGTCACAGAGCGTTATAGAGCATCCTGTGGCTTACCATTTTGAGAGATTGAAATGACGGACAGTAACGCACTTCCCAATGCAGATTCAACTTATCAAAGCAGAGTCTCTTTGCCTGTGATCCGTCATGCAACAATTGATGACGCTGAGCAGATTGCGTATCTAGGGTGCCTGTTTCATGAAGAGGCGTTTTGGGATGATATACTAGAATATGACATTGACGATTGCATCGTTTCTTTGGAGGGCTTTATTGGCCAGCCTAATTTCATTTGCATGGTTGCTGAGGTAGGTGGGCGATTTGTTTCGTTTGGCTCCCTTGTGCTTAGCCCAGTATACTTTAATCATTCCCATATTTCCTGCGAAGAATTGTTTTGGTGGGCAGATCCTGAATCTAACTATCCTGGAATCGGAATGAAATTGAAGAAGCAGATGGAAGATGAGGCCAAAAAGCGCGGCGCTCTTTCGATCCAAATGAAATCTATTGACGCATTGAATGGCGATAGAATGGCAAATCTTTACATCCGTAATGGATACAGACCCAGCGAACACTCATTTATTAAGAGGCTAGTTTAAAATGGCTATTGGAACAGCAGCAGCAATCGCTCTTGGTGTTGGCGCACTTGGTAGTGCTGCTATTGGATCAAGTGCAGCAAGCAAGGCCGGTAAGGCTCAGGTAGCTGCTGCCGACAGAGGAGTGGAGGAACAACGGGCTGCACGCGAAGAAATGCGGCGATTGCTTGAACCTTATGTTGCGTCTGGTGGCCCTGCCCTAGAAGCTCAGATGGGTGCATTAGGTCTTAGAGGCCCAGAAGCGCAAGCTGCGTATGTAGCTCAACAAGAGCAAAGCCCAGCGTTTCAAGCACTCGCACGGCAGCAAGAAGAAGCCATCCTACAGAACGCTTCAGCAACTGGTGGTCTTCGTGGTGGTAACGTGCAGGGTGCTTTGGCTCAGTTCCGCCCCGCACTGCTTAACCAGTTCCTAGAGCAGCAATATGGTAAACTTGGCGGCATGACAGCCCTTGGTCAGCAATCAGCGGCTGGAGTTGGAACGGCTGGTATGCAATCGGCTGGTGCTATTTCTGATCTATTTGGTCAAGCTGGTGCTGCAAGGGCTGGTTCTGCACTTGGCGTTGGCCAAGCTCTAAGTGGGCCATTCAATCTATTGTCAACGCTGGGCGGTATGTCTGCATCTAAATCTATGGGCTACGCTCCACCTCCAAAAGTAGGTTTCTAAAAATGGTTCAACCCTTCGATTACACACTGAAAACACCATCAACCACAGAATCATTTCTGGCGGGTATTCAGTCATATCAAAATCAGCAAAAGGCAATTGCCGCACAGACTGCTGCTCAAGCGGAACAGGACAAAGTTAACCGCGCAAGAAACTTTTCTTCAAGAGCGCAGCAAGTTGCTAAAGACCCGAAGCCTGAAAATCTGTCAGCATTATATGCAGAATTTCCAGAGTATGGCGCTGACCTTGATAGATTTGGGAAAAGCCTAGCCGCAAATGATAAGCGCACATATGGTTCAGTTTTGCAGAATGCTATTATTGCAAAGGATAGCAATAAAACGCCTGAAGAAATTGCAGCAATTTATACAAGCGGCGCTGAAGCTGCAAGAAACTCTAATCGCACAGACATCGCAGAAAAATTCGATGCTGCTGCGCAGATGGCACTTAATCCTAATATGAATGACAATTTCGCTGCGCGTTCCTTGTATAATGCCATCGATCCTGAAGGTTATAAATTGATTGCAGACAGCGCAGTCAAGCTTGATACATCTACCATCAAAGAGCTTGTTGCTGAAGGCTTTGTTCCAGGAACTCCTGAATTCAAAGCGGCCCTGACACGAGAACGCACAAAGGTTACAACAACGCTTCCAGGTGGCGGGTTCTATAGCGGCAGTGAAGAAGGATTGACTAGAATTTTAGGTGGTCAGCCAGCGCCAACTAATGTGCAAAAAGGGCCGCCGCGTCAGCCAACCACTAAAGAAGAATTTGACAAGTTACCACCTGGTGCAATTTTCATTGATCCAAATGGCGTGACTCGTGAAAAGCCAGGAGGTCAGACGGCTACTCCGTCTGGTAACTTTCAAGGGCAGTGATATTAATCCATTAAAAGATTTAGGCGCTCTTGGCTTTACTCCAACAAGTGGATTCAGAACTGAGAAGCATCAACAGGCTCTAGTGAGGCAGGGGATGACAAAAACTACTCGTGGCTCACATCCAGAAGGTGACGCATTAGATTTTATGCCACCAAAAGGAATGAAGATGTCTGAGGCAATTGCTTTGGTGAAGCAAACCTATCCAGGCACTCGCGTTGCTGCTAGTAACAAAGGTGCATTGCACATAACCTTCCCAGGCTGGGGTAAAGCACCTGACGTAAGTAATTCACGGCGACGTTTTGGAGATTAATTGATGGCTGCTCAGGAAAATTGGTGGGAAGGTTCCCCTGTTGTTGCAAAGCCCAGCAAGGCGCAGCAAGTAGATGGTGGCGTCTACGTTGCTCCTACAAGAACGCCTGAACAGGTCGCTGAAGAACAGCGCAAGCAAGAAGATGCAGCGCGAGATGCTGAACGCCTTGATATTGCCAAGCGCCAAGAAGCAACTGGTCTTGAAGATACAAAGCGCAAAGGCTTTCTTGATCTAGTCACAAAATATGAAGGTGATGATCGCGTCACAAAATACCAAAAGGTGTTGCCGATATACAACACTATGCTTTCTGTTGCTGCTCGACCAAATCCAAGCAAGGCAGATGATAACCTTCTTGTAACGTATTTTAGTAAAATCAAAGACCCTACCACTGGTGTGCTTGGTGGTGAGTTTGAGACATCGAAAAATGTTCAGACTTTGTATGATAAATATAAAACAGACCTTCAAGGCTTATATGATCCTGAGGTTGGATTTGTGTCTCCTGCTGCACGTCAGCAGTTTATTCGCGCAACAAATGACTTGGTGGCATCAGATCGTCAGGCATATAGGGTTGCCCGTGACCGCTACAGACAGCTTGCCACAGACCCTACCTTTGGTCAGAATCCAGATGCTGTTATTGGTGAAGACTTTGCTAATAGCTATGCAGAGCAGATAAAGTCTCAATACATGAATGTCATGGGTGGTGAAATAAGTGAAGCCCCTGTAGCTGGAGTAACGGCGGCACTTCCTGGTGATCGCGTTGTTGCAGAAATAGATTTGAAGAACGCAAGAGATTTACAAGCAGCGTGGCAAAGCGGTAAATCAATCGAAGAACTAAGTGCTATTTCGATGGCTAACGTTGGTTCACCGTTGACGCCTGAAAGCATTGCAGCCCTAACAGCAGACACTAATCGCCAATTGCAGTTCACGCCATACATTGCTCCAATGGAAGATGTTACCAAAGACATGGGCATTGTCGAAGGCTTGGTTGAATCTGTTACTGGTTCAGAACGCAGCACTCCTGAGATTGAGGCTGCTGCTGATTGGACTACAATGCCTGAGCTTAACGAACTATCCATTGCTGGTGCTAAAACTGGCATCGGCACATTGTTCACAAGCCCAGAAGAATCCGTTCAGATTATTAAGTCGAATTATCCTGGTGTTGAAGTGCGTCAGGACGCCAAGGGCAACTACATCCTGCGTTCGCAAGATGGCAAGGATTATGGTATCAAGCCTGGATTCCGTTTCAGCGATGTTCCCCGTGCGGCTGCTGGTATCTTTGCATTCACTCCTGCTGGACGTGCGGCAACCTTTACTGGTGCGGCTCTCAAATCTGGTGCAACACAGGCAGCAATCGAAGGAACCGAATTTGCTGCTGGTGGAGAGTTTAACGCACAGCCTATTGCACTGGCGACTACCTTTGGTGCTGGTGGCAAGGTTATTGAAGATGTAGCATCTGCTACGTTGCCTCGCGTTGTGGAGCAAGTCCGCAGAATGCGTGGACAGCCGGAAATACCTTTAGGTACTGCGCCTGAAGCCCCTACTGGCATGGCAATGCCATCAGCTACTACGATGGCTCCAGAAGCACCAGTAACGGGTGCTGCGGCTCCTACTGCGCCAACCATTACAACTCCTGCTTCTAGCGCTCCTGCATCAAGGCCAGGTGGCGGCGCTATGTCCACAAGCGAAGAAACAATCCGCGCTCAACGTGCGGCTGAACTTCCTGTGCCGATTGAACTGGCAAGATTCCAACGGACTCGGAATTTCACAGAGCAACAACGCGCACGCGAACTGGCCAAGAACAACGAAGTCGGTGGCCCTATCCGTGATCGAATGGCACAGCAGCAAGATGAACTGCGCCAAAACTTCGAACGATTTATTGAAGGCACTGGCTCTGAAGTTTGGAACAACCCTTATGAGCAGGGCGGCGTCATCTCTGATGCACTAGCAACCCTTGCAAAGCGTGAGCGCACAAGAACCAATGCGCTTTATAAACGTGCTGAAAAAGCTGGCGAAATGCGTGAGCCTGTCAGCTATCAACAACTGACAGATTTCATTGGACAGCAAACGCCAACGACACGAGAGATATTAGCACCAGTTCTGAAAACAGTCGAAGAACAATTGCTTTCTAATGACCCAAGCAAAACTGGAATGATTTCGCTTAATCAGATGGAAGATATTCGCAAGCTAATCAACAAGGTTGCAAGCCCAGGCACACCAGATGCGAGCTTTGGCCGTGACATGAGAATGCTGATTGATGATGCGACCAAGGATGCTGGCGGCGATGTTTACAAACAAGCTCGAGCATCTCGCGCAAAGTATGCAAGGGATTTTGAAGACATCGATTTGGTTGAAAAGGTGTTTGCCAACAAGCCTGGAAGTACTGATCGATTTGTTGCGCTTGAAAAGGTCACAGACAAGATCACTGGAGATGGAACGCCACTTGATAGCGTAAAGCATCTTCTTGGATTACTAGATCGTGCTGGGCCTCGCGGCGCTCGTGCAAAGCGTGAACTGCAAGGCTCAGTCATGGAAAAGATCAGAGACCAAGCATATCGCGGCATCACCTCAGACGAATCTGGGCAGGCAGTTATTCAACCCGCTGCGCTTAACAAGATAATCACGAGCTTGAATAAAAACGGCAAGCTTGACCTTATCTTTGATAAGAAAACAGCGGAACTGCTGAACACCATTAACGATGTGACCAAGGACATTATCACATCACCACCTGGTAGCGTCAACGCTTCTGGAACATCCAGCGGTATCATGAATGCTATTGATACTCTTGGAACGTTCAGCACAACAGGATTGCCTGTTCCGGCTGCAAAAATTCTTAATGATTTCCGCAAGGCTATGGCTGCAAGAGGAATGCGTAAAGAAGTGAAAAGGCTTCTGGAATAATGACCTTTCACAGACACATCATTTCATCTATACACTCAATCACGCAAGGGGTTAAGCAATGACCGCTCTATCTGTTCAGGTTCCGTATCCTGTTTTCTATGATCGCGATGGGCTTCCTCTCGATAATGGAAACATTTATATTGGCACTGCTAACCTTGACCCAGTAACTAACCCAATTCAGGTCTATTACGACGATGCGCTGACAATTACTGCCAGCCAGCCGTTGAGGACTAGCAATGGCTATATCTATCGCAATGGAACCCCTACGCAGATTTACGTTAATGCGAATGACTTCTCAATCTTGGTAAATGATGACAAGAACCTTTTGGTGTATAGCTTTCCAGAGGCCACAGGCTTTGGCGTTGGCGCTTCTGGAATCAGCTTTACTCCTTATGCGAATATCACGTCCACAAACGTCCAGGCGGCTATTCAGGAGGAGATTAACGATCTTGCTTCAACGTCTGGTTCGTCGTTAATTGGGTTTTCGCAGACAGGTGGAACTGCTGTCCTTCGCACAGCTCAAGCTCGTTTTCGTGACACTGTTTCTGTAAAGGACTTCGGTGCAACTGGCGATGGCACAACTGATGACACGGCAACCATGCAAGCTGCTATTAACTACGCAGTAGCAAATGGGCGAGACCTGTTTATTCCTGATGGCACATATATCGTCAATCAGTTGGTTTACAATTCTGCGTCTTATGCCAATATGCCATCCATCTACGGAGCGGGGCGTAACCAGACCATTATAAAAAAGAAGTCGGGTTCTACAGTGGGCGCAATGCTGACCATAGGCTCATTCGGCGCGACAAACTTCATGGCGAATGTCACCATTGAAGGAATCACCTTTGATGGATTGAATAGCTCCACAAGCACTTATGGCGTTCTGTGCTACAATTTTGTGCGTTCGCGCATGGTTAATTGTATCGTTAAGAATTGCGACTTTGGTGTATATTTCCAGGGTGGCATTGCATCGTGGCTTGTTGACTGCGTTATAGTAAGCAACCGCCAAGGTTTCACAGCTGATAGCTTTGCTTCGGCTGCGGGTGCCAACTGGCCAAACTATCACATCCTCCAGCGCTGCATCGTATCTGACAACACCCTGTGGGGCGTATACTTTGATAATGGACGGATGCTGCGTATCCTTGATTGCGACATTGAAGGAAACGGAACTACAGCTAACACGGCAACGGGTGGGATTCGCGTCGGGCCTGACATTGACAGCGAGGACGGTGGCCTAAATCCGTTTGGTATCATTATCACAAACACATGGCTAGAAAGCAACAAGGGCGCGGCGTCCATCGTAATGTTGTCTGGGCGTAACATGATCTACAACTGCAATATCGTTGCTAACGTCGATGCTGTTTACGACATCTATGCTGAGGATTGTAACTACAACCTTTATGAAACCCTAATTACCACTGCAAACTCTCCTTCAATTTATGAGACGGGATCAGTTTTAGTTGGCAATACCATCACAGCAGTTGCTGGAATCACATTGGCTGAAATGTCAATTAACAGAGCAAAGACTCAAGTTGATTTTGGCGGCTATTCCGCACCACTAGCGCAAATGCCTACTGGCTTGCCTATAGGAACTCGCGGATCTATTACTAACAGCACTGTTGTCGCAGCTGGCAATTTTGGCGCAGTAGTTGTTGGCGGCGGCGTGAACTTTGTGCCAGCTTACTATGATGGCGTAGCGTGGAGGATTGGTTGATGAGCAAATTTGAACTTCTTTTGGCTTGCTATAAATCAGGACAAGTCAGCGAACGCCAATGGCAAGAGCATTTGAAGGATGCTGACTTTGCTCAGTGGATGTCGGACAAATGAACACCATCGACAAAACACAAGCCCAGCTCAACACGCATGAGGAAGTCTGTGCGTTTCGATATGAAAGCATCTGTGCCAGGATGAAGCGTATTGAAAGTTTAGGCATCACTGCTTGTGGAACGATTATTATGCTGCTAATTGGCATTTTATTAAGTGTGTTAAAAACAGGTGTCTGATGAGCATTGTTCTAGGTCAACGTAGTTTATCACGGCTTGAGGGTGTTCACCCTGACCTAGTGCGCGTTGTAAAAAGAGCGGCGGCAATATCTGATTTAGACTTTACTGTTCTGGAAGGTCTACGGACTATAGATCGGCAACGGAAGCTTGTTGCTGAAGGCGCATCTAGGACAATGAAGTCTCGCCACCTTACTGGACACGCTGTTGACCTAGCGCCGCTGATCAATGGCAAGGTGTCCTGGGACTGGCCACTTTATCATCGTCTTGCTAAAATAGTTAAGTCTGCTTCGGCGGATGAAAAGGTTCCGCTTCAATGGGGCGGAGATTGGCGAGCTTTCAAGGATGGCCCACACTGGGAATTGCCTTGGGCTTTTTATCCAAAGGAAAAGTAAATGCAAATCGTATCTTTTTTAGTGAACCGTTTAAAAGAACCTAGCACATACGCTGGCTTTGCTGGCATTGCTTTGGCATTTGGCCTATCTGATGCTGAATGGTCGGCTATAGCTAACGCTGTTGCTGGTCTAGCTGGACTTGCTGCTGTGTTCTTGATTGAAGCTCCAGCAGCTCCATCAGAGTAATGAAGTTTCTGACGCTCTTGCTGGGCATTCTGGACAAGCTGTTGGGTGCTTGGGCGGAAAGTCGTTGGAAGCAGCAGGGGCGTCAGGAAACCATTAAGGAAGCGAACGATGAGATCAATCGGCAAATTGAGCTTGGCGAAGCTGCTATTATCATCTCTGATCCTGAGCGCGACGAGCGGGTGCGTAACAGGTTTGACCGAAGCCGTTCCCCTAAATAGTTATTGCGCTATTGCAAAACCTATCACCTATGACGCAAAGCAAGACACGCCTGAAACGGTAGCAGAAGTCGAGCTCCATAATAGCGTATTTATTTGTCTTTGCGAGGATGATTGCCCGAAAGGCAAATAAATGCCCTCCACCATACACATAGATGAAAACCTGTATAAATATTGCACGGCCCGACAACGGGAAACGCTGGAGGCAATAGAGCGCCTTGGCAGTGCTAGGGCGGCATCCATTGAATTAGGGATGAATATCGGCGGTGCAAGCGAAACCTACCTTGCAGTAAAGCGCAAGGCCGCGAAGATGGGCTATGCGCCTGGCCATGATTGGACTCGGCCAGTGCCAGAAGGTTATGTCGCTAAAGGCGTGTCCACCTACTACGGCAAGGACGGAAAACCCACTGGGCAATGGGTGAAGGCTTCACTTAGCCACCAAGCTCTTGTGGATGCCATGCGAGAGGCAGTCGATGGGTTTAAGGATGAGATACAGCCGACAGAGGCTATCGTTGCTCCAGAGGCTTCTGAGGAGCATCTATGCAACCTTTACACGTTTACCGATTACCACCTTGGTATGCTTGCGTGGCATAAAGAAGGCGGCAGCGATTGGTCAGTGTCGATCGCAGAGAAAACTATCCTTGCTGCTTTAGCTCAGATGATAAGCCAAAGTCCGCAAGCGCATACGGCAGTGCTGAACATCCAGGGCGACTTCTTGCACACTGATGGCAAGACACCTGTCACGCCAGCGTCAAAGCACGTTCTGGATGCTGACAGCAGATTCCCGAAGATTCGCCGCGCTGCAATACGCATCATTCGATCGTTAATGGCCTTGTGCTTGCAGCGTCACCAAGAGGTGCATTTGATTATTGCTGAAGGCAATCACGACGAGGAAAGCAGCGGCTGGCTGTCTGACCTGTTTGCAGTGCATTACGAAGAGGAGCCTCGCGTAACTGTAAGCGATAGCGTCCTGCCGTTCTATGTGTT